TAACTGCGTAAAAAAATGATTCAATGTCCAGATTGTACTGTGCAACAACAGTACGTTTTGGAACAACTACAAGTTCAAGCAGGTGTTACTGACAAGACAGCATTAGCTGTCATCATGGGTAACATCGAACAAGAATCTAACTTTCGATCTAATGTCTGCGAAGGTGGTGCAATCGTTCCTTACGAACGCTGCCTTCGTGGTGGCTATGGATTGATCCAGTGGACGACACAACATCGTTACGATGGACTTGGGTTGTTCTGCAAAAAATATAACTGTGATCCCTCTAGTCTTGAGGGTCAGACTCGTTACATGATTAACGAGATGAGGTTTAGAGATGATCTCTATGCCTTTCAAACTAATTATCAAACAGTTCCTTATTATATGAATGCTGCTTATTACTGGCTCGGTTGGGGCATTCATGGTAGGCGTACTAAATACTCCTATTCTTTCCTGAGTAAACTACTTTAAAAATTTTGTGGTGGGAGGGATGGAAACTTATTTAATTGATTATGACTGCTACAATTTCTTTACAAAAAAAGATTAATCCTTGGCAGGAGTTCTGTCAGTGGATTACTTCTACTAACAATCGTCTTTATGTTGGATGGTTCGGTGCGCTGATGATTCCTTGTCTGCTCGCTGCTTCCATCGCTTTTTCAATTGGCATGATTGCCGCACCACCCGTAGACATCGATGGAATCCGTGAACCCGTGGCAGGATCATTCCTGTATGGCAACAACATTATCTCAGCTGCAGTCGTCCCTTCTAGTAACGCAATCGGGCTGCATTTTTACCCGATTTGGGAAGCCGGTTCGCTTGACGAATGGCTGTATAACGGCGGCACCTATCAGCTCGTCGTCTTCCACTTCCTCATTGGTATCTTCTGCTACATGGGACGCGAATGGGAACTTTCATACAGACTTGGGATGAGGCCCTGGATTTGTGTTGCGTATTCTGCTCCGGTTGCTGCAGCTTCTGCGGTATTCCTTGTTTATCCTTTTGGACAAGGTAGCTTCTCTGATGGAATGCCTTTGGGTATTTCCGGCACCTTCAACTTCATGCTTGTCTTCCAAGCTGAACACAATATTCTTATGCACCCGTTCCACATGCTCGGTGTTGCTGGGGTATTCGGTGGATCTTTGTTCTCTGCTATGCACGGAAGTCTCGTTACTTCCTCACTTGTTCGTGAAACAACTGAAACAGAGTCACAGAACTATGGCTACAAGTTTGGTCAAGAGGAAGAGACCTACAATATTGTCGCTGCTCATGGATACTTCGGACGTCTGATCTTCCAATATGCATCTTTCAATAACAGCCGTAGTCTCCACTTCTTCCTTGCAGCATGGCCAGTGGTTGGCATTTGGTTTACTGCTCTGGGTGTGTCTACTATGGCTTTCAATCTTAATGGTTTTAATTTCAACCAATCATTGATTGATAGTCAGAACCGTGTTATCCCTACATGGGCTGACATTCTTAACCGAGCTAATCTCGGACTTGAAGTTATGCATGAGCGTAATGCTCACAACTTCCCACTTGATCTTGCAGCAGCTGAGTCTCAGCCTGTTGCACTTACTGCTCCTTCTATTGGATAATTAAATGTCTGCATACCTCAAACGGTTAGATATAACCAACATCGAAGAGGGTACTTCCTCTGGCGCCTATGTAAAATATGTTGATATCGTTGAGGTTGTAGACCAAGACGGTAACCCATGGGAACCTGTCCCTGGACCTGACCCATGGGATGCGTTGGTGGTAACTCAGAAAGCTTTGCTTCATGAATCTAATATTTATGAAATAGGTGAAACTATCTATGCCACGACAGCTACTTACACTGGTGGAGATCCTGAAACCATTACCTACAGATGGCGTTGGCAATGGAGACAGTCTGCGGAAGGTGCTTGGGCAAGCTCACCTTGGACTAACACTACCAACGAGCTTTCTCAAACTAGTTATACTATACCTAATTGGGGTCAAGTACGGTTCCAATCACAGGCGAAAGATGATAGTACTGATCCAGTTACAACCGTTAGTTCATTCACTACTGTTAAGGATGTACCAGCTGAAGTGTTTGAACCAATTAATGCAACTGTCAATGACATTGAGTATGACTTAGAGAATGCACCAGCATTGACTGTGCTGATTAATGATCCTCTTCCTATTGTAGTGACTCACAACGGTGCTATCAATGATGCTAGTTATCAATGGGAGTCACGTAATCCTCCAGCAGCTCCATTGTTTGAAACACCTACTGCAAAGAACACTGTTGTCACACTTACTGCTGAAGGCTACTACCTCCTGACTTTAACTATGTCATCTCCCAAGGCTGATGAACTCAAGTCAGTCATTATCCAATTCTACGCTGTTAATGCGCTCTAATTATGTCTGCATTCGGAACTAAAGTCGTAGCTGTACTGGATACCCAGTCAGCTTTTGGCACTACAATTAAATCTATGAGAGATCAAATCAACACCTTCAGTGCTGGTCAGGTTTCTGTTGCTACTACTCAACCACAGAATCCTTCAGAAGGACAACTATGGTTTGATAAGGTAGCTTTAAAAATGAAAATTTACATCAACGATGGTAACTCCAATCAGTGGGTAGAAATCTAATTAATTTTCCACCATGTTTGATTTTCCTAATAACCCTACGGATGGCGAGCGAGTCGCTCATCCCAATGGTAAGACATACGAGTATGTTCAATCACGTAGTTCGTGGTCCGTTGTCCAAGATAATCTCGCAACCATCACCACCCGTCTAAATGCATTAGAACTAAACAACTTCCTTATTCTAGAATAAAATGGCTACTAAGCTTTCTGCACTTACCGCTCTCACCACTGCTGGTGATGATGATATTCTGTATGTTGGTGATACCGCCGATGGTGGATCTTCATATACTTCTAAAAAGATTACACGTGGGAACCTGTTCAGTGGTATTGCTACTGAAACCTATGTGAATACTGCTGTCAGCAACCTGATTGATGGTGCACCTAATGCACTCAACACTCTGAATGAACTGGCTGCTGCACTAAATGATGACGCTTCTGCTGCATCCTCTTTGACGGCACTGATCAATGCAAACGAAACTCACGTTGATAACGTTGCTACTTTGTCTGGTCTGGCTAAAGATAGCACGTCTTTGGGTACCGTTTACCGGTAACCACTATTTCTTGACTCGGAGACCATCAAAGGTGCTCTCCAAGCCTTGGAAACCGCTAGTTGAATCCAAAGGTAATGCCACCAGCCTGACGTCTCTGACGACTGCTGTAGGCGATCTGAACACCCTTACAGGTGTTGCTCAGAATGCTGAAGATCTTGGTGTCTTTACTGGTTCTACTATTACTGATAGCTGCACCATTAAGACTGCACTGCAAGATCTTGAAACTACAGTTGAAGATATCTCNGCTGTTGACACTGCTGTTGTTGACGCTGGTGATAACGTGAATCGTTTGGTTGGTGTTACCACTGGTGAAACTGAGCCTGCATCTTTCCTCTTCCTTGTGGTTGATGCAGCTAATGGATCTATCAAAGCACTTGATAAGAACTTCGTTGAGGTTGAATGATATGGCAGCATCTGATCGCACAGCTGCATTTACACGTGTGTTGTATGCAGTAAAAACAACTGGTGATACTTGGTTCCAACCAAAGATTGCCTCTACAGATAGTCCCGATTATACCGCTGATAAGGATGAAGCACTGACTCAATGTCAGATGAATTCTCCTGAAGGTGAACAAGTTATTGGTACTCAGTGACCTAGGTGGCTCGGGGAAGGTGCAAATCCTTCCCTTCACTATTTTGGCATTAGCCCTCCAAGGAGGATACCTTTTGCCGAAAGCTTTCGGAAAGAGCTTTAGATTTTTCCAACAAAAATTTAATACTTCTACGCGTAGAGGATCTTTGCTAACACTAACCTCTATAAAAAAATGACTGCTAATTTTAATGGCACCGGAGCTGCTGGCGTTCCGCCTAATGCAACCGGTACTCCTTTGGGTTCGATTAACTCGAGCCCTGACCTTATCCTTACTAAGTCAAACGGTGCTGGTTATAACAACGCTGGTTATAACCCCGGCAACAATGACTATATTCCTACCGACAACGGTAAGTATGCCACCTATCTGAAACTCTTCAGTGGTGAGCTGTTCAAAGCTTATGAGTCAAGCTGCATTGCAAAGGGAACTGTTCAGAATCGTACTCTCCGTAATGGAAAATCGATGCAGTTCATCTTCACTGGCCGTATGACTGCTGAATACCATACTCCTGGAACTCCGATTCTTGGTGATGGTAATCCTCCGTTGGCTGAGAAGACCATCGTCATGGATGACCTGCTGATTTCTTCTGCATTTGTCTATGACCTGGATGAGACACTTGCTCATTATTCACTCAGGTCGGAGATCTCCAAGAAGATTGGTTATGCTCTTGCTGAGGCATATGACAAGAAAGTCTTCCGTACGATTGCACTTGCTGCTCGTGAAGCATCTCCTGTCACCGCTGCACCTGGCCCCGAGCCCGGTGGTTCTGTGATCAAGATGGGTGCTGGTAAGCAATATGATGCACAAGCTCTGGTGGATAGCTTCTTTGAAGCTGCTTCCATTCTTGACGAAAAGAACGTGCCCAAGCAGGGCCGTAGTGCTGTGCTTGCTCCTCGTCAGTATTATGCACTGATCTCTCAGGTTGACAGTAACATCCTGAACCGTGACTACGGTAACACCCAAGGTAACCTTACTTCTGGTGAAGGTCTGGTTGAGATCGCTGGTATCTCTATCCGTCGTTCTAACAACCTGCCTTTCATGCTTGGTTCTTCTGTCACTTCTGTTGACGGTGAAAACAACAACTACGCTGGTGACTTCTCTTCTCATGCAGGTCTGATCTATATGCGTGATGCTGCTGCTGTGGTTGAAGGCATCGGTCCTTCTGTTCAAACCACTGGTAGTGATATCCGTGCAATGTATCAGGGTGACATCATCGTGGGTCGTCTGGCTATGGGTGTTGGTACTCTTAATCCTGCTGCTGCTATTGAGCTGCAGGCTGCAGATTGAGGGAGGTAAATCATGCCTCTCACTCCTGGTCTTTCACAGGCTGTGCAGGAATATCCGGTTGCACACTACAGCACTACTAAGCCTGGTGTAGCTTCTCAAACCCTCAATCCTTTCATTGGGATTGAAGCAGGACGTACACAAACCGTGGCGCTTGATTCTGGTTATGGTGTAGCTACAGCTAGTACATTGCCTCAACCAATTACTGAATCCGTTACACCTCCCCCTCCTGATCCTGAATAATCATTATGCCTACTACTACTCGTTACAGTGTAGCTAAGACCGAAAAGAGCTATAGCCCTCTAGGTGTTGCTGCTATTAAAGGTTCGACTGTTAAGTCTGAAACCGAACAGTGGAATACCAATGCTTATCCTCCTTCTGAGGATACNCCACAGGTTCCTCCTACTGTCTGATTTGTCAACTGGGTCTCCCTTCGGGGGGCCCNTTTTTTTATGTATAAATAACATGCCTATTCCTGCATCCAGTGAGAGTCCAGAACTTAACGCGGTCAATCAGATCCTGTCATCCATTGGTCAGGCACCTGTTACCGACCTAAACCAAACCAACCCGGAAGTTGCGATTTGTTATAACACTTTATTGCAAGTGTCACGGGAGGTACAGAGTGAAGGATGGACATTTAATAAAGAATTTAACGTACCTGTATATCCATTAGCTGATGGCACTATTAGTTGGCCATTTGATGTGATGGAGATGGATATCTCACAAGACCCTCGTTACCTTGAGAAAGCTCATGTTCGTACTGTCAAACGTGAGTACATTAGTGGACCTGGAGAAGATCCTGTGTCTAAGGTATATGACAGACAAAACCATACATTTATTTTTCCACTAGATAGCTATCAGTTTGACTTTGTTTATCTACGTGACTTTGATTTCATACCACTACCAGTACAGAATTATATCATTGCTAGAGCTTCTGCGTTTGCTTCTAGCAGGCTTGTAGGTGATGCACAACAGTACGGTATCTTGCAACAGCAAGAGGCATACACCAGAGCTATGGCNATTGANTATGAATGCAATCAAGGTAACTATTCAATGTTTGGTGACCCAAGANATGGTACAAACTATATGAGCTATCAGCCTTACATTGCCTTGAGGAGGTTCTGATGGCTGCTGTTACACAGATTATTCCTAACTACGTTGGTGGTGTCAGTACACAACCAGATGAACGTAAACTTCCTGGTCAAGTAACAGAAGCTACTAATGTATTTGTTGATGCTACATTTTGGATTAACTAAGAGACCTGGACTACAATATCTTACTAATCTTGCTGATTATACAGACTCAGATGATCCATTAAATCAAGCATCATGGTTTGCTATTTCTCGTGATGAGGATGAACAATACTTTGGTGCTATCTCTNATGGTATCATGCATATCTGGAATGCNATTCCTACCATTGTAGCTGGTATACCTACTTNTGCTAAGTGTACTATTGAAGATAAAGACGGTAATACAATTGATTGGAATGATAGTCAATGGGATTACTTTGACGTATCACCAGCACATGGAGCATTTAAATTTACTACAGTACAAGACGTTACTTATATAATTAACTCTACTAAGACTGTAGAAGAAATTACACCTACAACTTATGAACTTGGTAGACGTGGCACTATCCGTGTCTTGAGTGTTGATAATGGTTCTAATTATGATGTATTTATCAATGGCACTAAATATACTTATGCATTACCTATACCTGATCTAAACAATAATCCACCTGATTCACCTAACACTGCAGAGACATTAATTAATGGTTTAGCTGCAGCTATTACTGCTCCTGGTATTACTATTACTAAACTAGCTTCTTCTATTGAATTTGAGTTCTAGTGCATCTTTTACATTAGATGTCAAGGGTGGTATCTCTGGTAATGCTATTGATTCATTTCAAGATGATGTAGGTAATATTGCTAGGTTACCTAATAATAGTATTAAAGATAGACGTGTCAAGATTGTTAATACAGCTGATGACAGAAGCTCTTATTTTGTCAAGTTTATTCCTGATGAGAATAGTGCTAATCCTAATGCAGGTAANGGTTATTGGGAAGAGGATCTAGGTTGGAGTGAAGTTGGTGACACTGGTGTTTATCAACTAGCATCAACTGGTTTAGAAGCGTCTACAATGCCATATGTTTTGGCTAACGTATCTAAGAATGTATTCCGTATTCAAACAGGAGACTGGACACCACGTCTAGTCGGTAGTGAAGCATCTAACTCACCACCTTCATTTGTTGGCTCTACTATCAGTGAAGGTTTTGTCTATGCTAACCGTCTTGGATTCCTATCTGATGAGAATGTAATTCTTAGTCAGTCTGGAGAATTCACTAATTTCTACTTTACATCTGCACAGACAGTTATTGATAGTGACCCTATTGATCTGAACTGTAGCAGCATTAGACCAGCACAGCTTCATGCTGTTATCCCACAAGCACAAGGTCTTGTTCTATTCAGTCAGTTTGAACAGTTCATTATGTTCTCTGATGATGGAATCATTAGACCTTCTACAGCACAGATCAGATCTCTTGCTAACTATGAGTCAGAAGTAGANGTTGATCCTGTTGATGTTGGTACACAGATTTATTTGATTAGTAAATCTAGAACTAACACCAGAACATTATCTATGATTACTCGTGGTCTTAATGATAATCCAATTGTTGTAGATATTAGTAAGACTGCATCTGAGTATGTACCTGTTGATATTGATAATATGGTATCTAGTCCACAGAATAGCTTTGTCATTCAGACATCACAGAATACCTATGAGGCTTATTTCTATAGGTTCTTTAATAACGGTGAGCGTGATGTTATGCAAGCATGGTTTAAATGGACATTACCTGGAACTGTACAGACTTGTGCAGTAGCCAATGATCAGATCTTTATGGTGCTTAAGAACAAAGGTCAGTATATTCTGTCTCAAGCATATGTTGTACAAGACCCTCAAGCTTCAGCTACTGGTTTAGCTGGTAGTCCTAGGTTAGATTATTTTGTACCTGTGATTGGTTCTGGTCAAAGTATTACATATAATCCTATTACTAATCAATCAACAATCCCTCATCCATTTGCAGATAACTCTGATTTAACACCTACTGTTATTGTTGGTGGAGATCTTGTTCCCCAACCAATTAGAATATATCGGGATCTCCCTTCTCTTTATGCACCTAATATTGATGCTGATGTCAATATTCAAGGTGGGGAACTACTAGAAGTTACTAGAGATGGGAGTGGTAATTGGTATGTAACTGGAGACTACACTGGATTTGAGTCACGAATCATTGTTGGTTGGCAAGTAAGTACTGAAGTACAATTACCTACTACTTATTTTAGATTGGAACGTAACTCTGATTATACTGCTAATCTTACACTTGCCAGGATGAAGTTTTCTTGTGGTACTACAGGAGAGGTTATTTTCCAAACCAAGCAAAGAGGTTCACAAGATTGGATTAATACTCAGC